GTTTGTTAACTCTGGAAATAAACAAACGTGCATCATCCAAAGTTTTTTTGTATGTCTTACGTCAACAACATCAACGTGAGCTCGTCTTATGTTTTTATTTTTCCAAGTACGATTAACCCAACCGTATTCTTCATTATTAAATCGTTCCATACCTTCTTCTTGGTATTCTTCACAAGTTTGATTTAATGTGTTTATAATTTCGTCTTTACACCCGATAAGTTTTTCCCAAATCATAATTAAAAATAATTTAAATTTAATACCATTCTATATGGTTTATTTGTTGTAGAAGTGCCTGTATGTTGAATATTAGAATCGAATTTAACAAGTTTATTTTCTACACTATTTACGTCTTTTAAATCTTTAAAAATAGTTTTACCATTATTCGTATTTAAATAAAATATAGCAGTTTTGCAATTAAATTTATTGTCTGTATGAAATCCAAATTGTTTTAAAACTGTTTCTTTAGGTGTAAAATTCAATTTAATTTTTACTAAAGATTTTATATTTAATAAATTTAATAAAGGTTCTAATATAAAAAAATAATCACTATTTACCTTATAATCATTATAGAATATATGTGTAAATTGAATACCTCCATCATTTTCATAAACTTTTCCATTATGAAAATACCAAGGAAAATTAGTGCTAAGAAATTCCTGATTTATCTTTTGAAAATAATTTTTATCTAAAAAGTTATCTATTATTTCTATATTCATTTATTTTAATCTTTGCCTTTCATAGATGTTTCTCTAAAAGGATCATTTTCAGTATCTCTATAACTCAAATCGTTCATTTCTTTAAATAATCTTGTTGCAAAATTAAAACATAGTTTTGCCTCTGGCACTACATTCTTTTCATATGCGTTAAGATAATTATTAATTATTTCTTTTACTATTCTTTTCCATTCTTTACCGTTTGCACCAAAGTCATAATATCTTTTTGCAGGTACTTTTTTAGCAATCATTTGACCACCTGATAAATCACCTAAATGTCTTACATAAATGTGTGCATATAACTTTTCAGGATCATCTGTAATTGTGTTTATATGTTCTACGTATTCTTTTGTACTTTGTGTAATAACAGGTTTTTCTTCTTTGGTCCACAACTTTGTATAATCTTTGTGTATGTTTTCTGCTCTTTGTAGACCTGGCGTTTGTCTGAATAGACCGTTATGATTTGCCCATTTTTCTAATTCAACATAACATTGTAATTGGTTGTACAAATAAGTTGCATATAATTCAGGATTAATTTCACCTGACATTAATGTCTTAACAAACTCTTGTCTTTCAGCGTTTTTATGTTCTTCCCAAACTAAATCTTTAATATCATACATTATATTATTTTCATATCAAATGATATAATTCTTTTTATCTTTTTACTTTTATTAGGATGTGTAAAATGATTTACAAATTTAGGAACAACTGTTATTAATCCTTCGTGTGCAGGCATATTATAATATAAAGTTGTATCTGAATATTGATTATTCCACGGTTGTATGTAAGTGGTAGTAGGAGAATTTTTATCCATTTCTAAATATAATATTCCTGTAAGTCCAGTTGTACCGTGGTTATGAGGAGTATGATATTCACCTGATTTATAGGATACTGACCATATATCTTCTATTTGAATATCTTTTTTTAATCTTTGTGATAACATACTTAATTCTTCACCACATATATTATTAAATGCTTCTGCAAATCCACTTCTATCACTTTGTCTGTTTGTAGCAAAAGTTTGTATACCGTGTTTTTTTTCTGGAAAACTTTTTACTAATTTTTGTAATTGTATTTTTTTATTTTTAAAATTTAATACAGGAGTTGTCCAATAATCTATTTTAAATAATGTATTTTCTATCATTTGTTTTGTTCCTTTTCTACATAATCTATACCTATTTTTTTCATAACAGTATTAAAATCTTCCTGTACGTGCCAAAAGTTTTCTTTTGACCACAAAGCGACTTTATCATTTGCTGTTAAATCTTTGTAAATAGTAACTATATTATCTATGTTAATTACTATATCTCTACCTTCAAAAGGTTTGTTTGCATTTGTAAATACTACAAATTTTGCCATTATATACTCCTTTAATTATTATTTAATTTCATTCCTTTAAAGTAACCAGGCAAACCTAAATGTGGTCTACCATCAAACATATTTTGTTCGGCATTACCTATTGTAGAATTTACATCATTATAATGTAAAAAAACTTGAGCACAATCTTCACCTAAAAAGACTTCTCTCCAATGTTCACACATCATACCTTTATAAACAAGCATATCACCAGGTTTTAACATTACTTTTGTTCCTTTATTATTTGAACTAGCAGTAACACCTTTTTGACCACCATTTTCTTCAGGTATACCTAAATTCTTTTTGTTTTCAATAAAGATTGGCCATTCATCACCACCAAGATTTAAGGTTGTTGAAATCTCACAACTAAATCTATCTTTATGTCTTCTTAATACATCTCCTTTTTTATAAATTCGTGCATATGAATATGTAGGATTTAATTTAAGTCCTGTTTCTTTTTCCATTTTAGGTTGTACAGCAAGTAATAATGTTTCCATTGCTATGTCAGCATAATTTGAGTATGTGTTTGGCACTTGTTCCTCATTCCAAATACCCCATTCAGTTGTAAATGGTGAGATATAACGAGTGTCAAAAAATGTTCTTGCTACTTGTCGTTTCATTAAAAAGTAATTATAAACAAAGTTTGCAATTTTAGGATCAATCGCTTCTTTAATAACTATAAAATGATTTTTTTTAAATTTTGCTTTCATTATTTCATTCCTTTTGCTGAATTTACAATAATATTTCTAACGGCTTGTAAATTAAAATGTATAAATCTAAACGGTTCAACTCCATCATCTACAGCAAATTCGTGTGGCACATATGCAGGAAAAAATATTAATGTTCCTGGTTTAGGTTTATAATGTATAGAGTCTGACATTGTACTTATTTTACTTCTATCTTTTTGTGGTAGTTTTGTCATCATAGCACCACCTCTTGGATCGTGCATTACAGGATATGATGTTTTATCACTACACTTTAAAAAGTAAAAACCTGATATATGATTATCCCAATGTACGTGTGTAGAGTGATGTCCACCACCATTTTTAGAAAATTCTTGTACCCAAAATTCTGTAAAGAACATTGTATATTGACTCATATCGTATCCCCATTCATCTAATAAATTCCAAGAGGTTGCACCAATATATGATTCTAATTCTTTTAATCCAGGATCACCATTTAAAGGTGTTGAGTGATAACTCATTCCGTGATCTTTTACTTTTTTATAGTCTTTTTTACCTAAAAACTTTTCTCGTTCTTTTTGTTTTGGTAATTCTCTTTTATAAGCTTCGTCTATAAACTTATCTGTCGCCTTGATTGCAGGCTTTAACCATTCAGGTTTTTCAATACTGTAAACAGGTGTACTAAAGTACCAATCTGTTCTTAATATTTCTTTATTTGCAAATACTGTCATTCTATACTCCTATCATCTATATATACATTATTTAAAAGGTCGTCCTAAGTTCCATATTACTAAAGAGTATCTTGTACCACTTGTAACTGGTGCTACTCTATGCCAGCAGAAACTAGGAAAGACTATAATAGAGCCACGAGGTCGTATTTCCTCACAAGACTTAATCGCTTTCTTTTTGTTTCTTTCCCAATCTACTTGATTTCTAAAATCAAATTCTAAATTACCACCATCATATTCTGTTGGGTCGTTTAATGAAATTGTAACTGATAACTTTCTAATCTTGCCGTGTGAGTTTAGATCATCTGGTTTATCATAAGGTTTATCCCAACTATCACAATGCCAACCGTAATATTGACCTACACCATACTTTGTAAACTGACAAGACTCTGACCAGTCCCATTCAAAATTCCAACCTGCTTTTGCATTTGCTTCGTGTATGTAAGGGTGTATTTCTTTATAGATCCAACGATCATTCATCCAAACAATATCAGACTTTCTTTTTTTCTGCATATTGTTAACGTCTTTTTTAGACATCTTACCATTTTGACGGCTATAACCACCTGTAACAGCCATTTCGGCTTGATGTTGTTTACCGTAATCTATGATTTCCTGACAAAACCTTGGTGATAAGGCTGATTGAAAATAATAATAATAGTTTGTCAAATTCATTTTATAATTCCTCAGTCAATTTCAATTTAATTTAAATCAATTGAAAATGTAAAGACAAATTGACCAAAAAGTCTTTATTTTCGTTCTTTGTAATATATCTATTTAGATGAGATGAAAAAAGTATAAACTCGTCTTGTACTAAAGGTAATTTCCATCTTCTATGTTTATTACGTCCATCATCATATTCAAAAATTACGTGTGATTGTTTTTTACCTGTAGCAACTGTAAACAAACAATCTACTTCTGGTGATTCTGCTAAATGCCATTCTTTGACATTATTGTGTGTTAAAACATTTTCGTTTGTTTGTTGAACAATACCTCTAATGGAATCTATAGGTGTAGGAACAAGTGTTCTTTCGTGTTCAATTCTGTAATGATCTCTTAACCAATCATTTACCCATTGTATATGTTGATGATAAGGTACCTTCACATAATCTTTCATATACCAGTATTGGTTATCATCATATCTGTTTGTCAATGTAAAATTTGACAAGATATGATTTTTAATCAATCTAGTATCTACGGAAGATACCTCATCAATCTTTCCTCTAATTATAAAAGACTCAGTAAGCGTTTGCTTTTCTAACATAATAATTCACTTTCTAATAATCTATTAAGATTATGCTAATGTATTTGTTATAACCCAACCTGCTGTGTTGTCAGCTTGATATGCTGATTCGTCCCAACTATACTGCCATCTATGAGTACCTGCATCATTTTGAGAAGTTTGTTCCGCTGTTAAAGCAGGAGCATCACCTAATGGTGAATCCCAAGAAGCAGTCGTTGTGTTTTTCACCCAACTAGCAAAAGGTTTTTTAGGCCAAAAGATTTCATTATCTTCGTCCCAAGTATAACCGATACCTGCGTAGTTGCCTCTTAATGCGTTTGATTGGTCGCCTTCAGTACCATCAGCGTTGTAGTATTTTCCAGCTCTTGTATTGTAAGAAGTTTTAATCCACATAGCCGCTGGCCATCCGTGTATTCTTTCTAATTCTTGTTGACCGACTGATTCGTCTTCAACATTATCTGCGTTTAGTAATTTATTATTATCTAAAGCGTGTACAGCGATAACTTTTCCGTTAACGCCTAATTTAGCAAAATGTGCCATTTTATTCTCCTATATTATATGAATAGTCTAATTCTCTTATTAGAGTAGGCTATTCAAGTAATTGTTTATAAGATTATTTATAAAGGATAATTATTGAAATTTGTATCTTACAATAACAATTCCTGATCCACCTCCACCAGAACTTGTTGCTTGAGGACCATTTCCACCACCACCACCGCCTCTATTAGCAGTGCCTGCTGCTCCAGGTTGATTTGGACTATCAAATCCTCCGTTTCCTCCACCACCTGCACCTCCTGTATTAGTAACAGGTACTGTTGCACCACCGCCTCCACCACCAGCATAAGTGATTGGGGATCCTGAAATTGAGGTATTAGCACCAGCACCACCACTAGCTGGACCGCCAGGAGTTGCACTTGCTCCTGCTGCTGTAGCACCTCCACCGCCAGACGCACTAGATCCATAGCCATTTGTTTGCGATCCACCATTACTTCCTTGTGGTGGTGATACTGGTGG